TATCTTGATTTCGTAGGTTAATAAAAAATTTATTATCCATTCCTTTGTGTGCTACAAATTCTTTTTTGTTCATAGTTTTATTATCCAGAAAAAGGTTTTCTTGCTTTTTTACAAGGTCTATTTCGTTTATTCTGTAAGAATATAGTGTTATACTGCTCATACATGCTCATTCCTTCCTTAATATTTATCATTTTCTTTATAAATAAATTCTATGCAGGACCAAAAAGAGATAGAAGAAAATTTTCCATTCTTCACTATGATAACATCTGGTGGAAAGGATTATTTTGGCATAGTACAGAATCAAGACAATACTGTAACTTCTTTTTACGACTATAATAAATTAGGCTCACCAGAAGAGAAAAAGGAATTTGTTTCATTGGCAGAAACATGGTGGTGGGAATCAAACAGACAAATACCAATCGATATATTTTTATTTCAAGAAATGCAACTTTTTAGAAGATGCTTACGGACGTTTAATAATAAGGATGTTGAGATACAATTTGGGCCAGTTACAAGCATTCAAAAAATAGTTAAGAAAAGAATTAAAAGACGAACTATTCAGTTAGTTAAGAAAGATCAGTAACAATTTTATTTAATTGTACAATTATAGCCATTGCGTAACTATACGCATGTGACTTTTTAAAGAAGTAAGAATCATTATCAGGCTTCACCCATACCTGCGATTGTATTTCTTCCCAACTTTTACCTACTAGATGCCTTTTACCAGGTCTTATCATTGCTAATATCATAGCAAGTTGTTCTATATTTGTTGGTAGATGTTGCGACACAATATCATAATGATTATTAATATGAAATAGTTGTTCTACTATTTCTTTATGTCCAAATAGATTCCACATCGGTTCCATGGTACAAAGGTCATCTAGTTCACCTTCTGTTTTAATGCCTTTGTACACACTATTATTAAGAACGTCTAATTTAAAGTAACCAATACCTTCTGCTTCTTTGTGATCTATGTTGCTCAACCCAGTAAGCGGATCATGGGGTATAGGCTGTATATAAACGCCTGTGTTGTGTTTTTCCATGCCACCTGGACGTTTGATACTGCCACCAATATGCCTTAACACAGATAAAAGGTTATCTCTGTTTTCCATATCAATGTCTACATCAAAATCAATCTTCACTGAACAATAAACTCCACTTCATTAGTTTTTCTTTTTTAACTTTCTTACGTTCTTCAATTTGCTCTTCGCTGACAAGACCGCTATGTTTCATAATATCAATCATACACATTACATCACCTATCTCATCTTGTAAGTTCGCAACGTCTTGTTCACTGCGATCATCTTCAAAACGAATTAGTTTACTACATGCCTGACTAAGTTCAGCACATTCTTCCATTGTTATTACTAGCATTTCTTGTCGTTTGTTCATATTTCTTTACCTTTAAACTCTTCTGCTAATGGAAATATTTTAGAAATAACATCTGCTACAGCATGAGCAATTTCCATATGCTCTAATTGTGTACCATTAGCACCACGTAATTCAATGTAGTGAATCCAACTACGCAACGTACCGTTAACGTAGAGCCTGCTTAACGTGTTTCCTTCGGGTAGTACTGCTCTGGCCTGCTCTTTGGCAATACCGTTGCTTACAGCGAAGTTATATGCGTCTAAGGACGCCTCTATAACTTGTTTCTGCTTCTCTTCCCATTGTGCTTGTAGTTCAGGATCATCACTTACAATACTATTCTGCCTATTTTTAGGATCTTGTAGTCTTGCGTCTCTAAGTTCAAAATCCAAATCTACTGTTGGGTCAGCATAACGTTGACTGAACTCTTGGAAACTAAAACTTCTATGTCGTAATAGTTGCCTAGCAATGTCTCTGGTTGTTTCTATTTCCAAACATGCTGATACCATTTCTAATGGCGACCAGTGTTTGTGTTTCATCAAATACTTCACAAGTTTCTCATTTGTTTCTGTATTATTTTGATTAGTAGGGTTACTTACCCGGGCACAATAGGCGATCAGATCCAAAGCAGAATGCTTATGAAGAGCGTCTTCCATTGGTGCCTGACTGTGACTAATTAATTTAATTTTCATAGACTTGATGCCTCCGCAATGTCTTGTACTAGTTTTACTTCTTCTTGATTTTTTAAAAATATACGTCTCCAAAACATTGGGTCCGCTATATCCTTAATTAATTTTATTTGTTCTTCGTTTAAGTTTGCCCATAAGTCTTGTCCGCTTTCGCTTAAGAATATGAGCCATGGCGAAATTTTACCGCCTCTTATATGATGTATTGCTAAGTTAGGAGATACTTCTCTAAAATAATTATTCCAAGATTTATCTTTTTCTTGTGCCCAACTTTCCATACATTTTATTGTTCTTTCTATTCCACGTTGTGCTGGCTCCTTTTTAATTAAGTCTTTTAAATATTGATCGTATACTGCGTCTTTTGTCCAGTCCGATAATTTTATACTTTCTCTAATCAAATGTTCTGCGTAATTTTCTGGTTCTAACAATTCTTCGTTGACCATTTTTCTACCAAATTTAACAAAACCAGCATAGTATTTGCTAGAAGCAAAATCATCATATGTTTTTGTTTTGGCATTCTGCATATTCATTTCATAAAACTTTTGATATGTTCTAAATGCTAATCTTACATGTGTTAAATCTTTATCTACAAATCTTCTTTTTTGAGAACACATGTGGACATTTATTGTTCTTTCAGATGTAAATTCTCTTCCACAATACTTACAAGCAAAACTCATTTAAAAGCCTCATCTAATGTTTTGTCATCGACCCCGCTTTCCATTGCTAATACTTTTAATTCTTCTTTAGAGTTCATCTTTAAAAATAATTCAATTTCGTCATTTTTTAGTAACGGAAATAACTCTCTAATTATTTCTTCAACTCTATCTTTTTTACGTTTTGCTTTTGGTACTTTAACAAACGGATGGAATTGAGGTTTACCAGTTCCTGCTAAACACATCAGTTTCCATTGTAATTCTGGGTGTTTACTTACGTCACTCCAATGTGTATTCATAAACTCATTAATCATTACAAGATAATGTCCAGCAAACTTTCCTTGAACACTACTAGCATATCTTTGCGTCATCCACAAGTTTAAACTTTTACGTTGTTCGTCTGTTAGACGCTCATAGTAACCATAGTCCTTGCGATCTACAGCCGCCATGATATCTTTAATTTGTAGTAGTGGCTTTTTAGCCATTGCGCCTATCCTGTGCTTGTTTCTTTTTAAGTTCTTCCAGTTTTTTATCTACTGGCTTTTGCTGTTGTTGTGGTTGTGCCATTATTCTCCTTCATATTCAATAAGAGCACCTGCGTTATACCCTTGAGCAACTATTTTAGCAAATCCGCCTAAGTCTGTCAAGTCAATTATTGCCAATACTGTAATATTTTCTTTTGGCACATTAAAGTTTTCGTGTACTAAGTCAGCACAGGCAATCGCCGTGCCTCCAGTAGCAATTAAATCATCAATTATTACAACAACGTCTTCTGGAACTATGTCTGTATTTTTTTGTATTTCTAAACTAGTACTACCGTACTCTAGATCAAAATCTTTTTTGTAAGTCTCATTAGGTAACTTGCCTGGCTTTCGAGCCATAATAAAAGGAACATCCATGTCTCTAGCCAAAGGTGCTCCGAATACAAATCCTCTACTTTCGATACCTATAATCTTTGTGGCTTTAAAAGACAAATTAGTTAAATCTACTAATGCCTTATTAAATGCCAATGGGTTTTCTGTAAGGCTTGTTATGTCTCTAAATTGTATTCCGGGTATAGGAAAATCAGGAACTGTTCTAATAGCATTCTTTAAATCTTGATAAAATTCTTTCATTAAAACAAATCAATTTGTTCCCATGGCATTGATGTATTACCAAAGTGTCCATAGTTTGTTGTGTCTGATAATTTAATGTTAAATAAATCAAACTTTGTGATTATTCCTAAAGGTGTCAAGTCGACTCTGTCTCTTAGTATATCTGCTAAGTCGGCTCTAACTTCACCGTCAGCATATACATATACACTAGTTGGCTCTTTGACACCAATAGCATAACTTAGTTGTACTGTACAGTTATCTGCTTGGCCTGATGCTACAATGTTCTTTGCCAAATATCTAGCCATATATGCCGCTGATCTGTCGACTTTAGTGCAGTCTTTACCTGAAAAAGCACCGCCACCATGTGGAGCATACCCACCATAAGTATCAACAATAATTTTTCGTCCAGTAAGTCCTGTATCTCCATCTGGTCCTCCTATTACAAATTTACCTGTTGGATTAATTAAGTATTCAGTGTCATCGTCAATAGGAGCATTTGCTTCTTCTAATGCTTTTATTACTAATTCTTTAATACCGTCTTGTACAGCACTTAAACTGAATTCTTCTGTGTGCTGACTGCTACATACAACTCTACTAACTCTTACAGGATTATTAACACTATCGTATTCCATTGTAACCTGTGCTTTGCTATCAGGTCCTAACCATGAGTAAGATATACGTCTTTCACTTGCTAAGTATTGTAGAATTTTATGACTATAGTAAATAGCACTTGGCATATATGTTGGTGTTTCTTTACAAGCATATCCAAACATAAGTCCTTGGTCGCCTGCTCCAAAGTCATCCGTACCTAATGCTATGTCAGGACTCTGACCATGTAGTTCATTGTATATTTTTAAACTTTCCCAATGAAACCCTTCTTGTTCATAACCAATTTCTCTAACTGTACCTCTAACAATTTCGTCAATGTGCTCTTTGTTAATTGGTACAGAACTTTTATATTCGCCTGCTATAGTAACTAGGTTTGTTGTAACCAATGTTTCAACTGCCGCCCTATGGCTACTGTTGCCTGCTATAATATAATCAGCAATTCTATCTGAAATCTGATCTGCTATTTTGTCTGGGTGTCCTTCAGAGACACTTTCGCTTGTAAATTCGTAACTCATAAATCTCCTTCTTTAACGAAGATACCATCTACCATTTTACCTTTACGGTCTTTGATATCATTCCATGCTTGTTCTAAACAGTCCTCTATAGTGAGTCCGTTCCTTTCTGCTATATTAATTAATACAACAATCATATCACCAATGTCATCAGCAACGTCTTTGCCTTTACAAATATTGTCACTTAGTTCGCCCATTTCTTGTATGAGTTTTGCTAATTGATCTTTATCTGTAGCACCGTCAATTAAATTTCTATCGTGATGCCATTGTGTAATTTTTCTCATTAAGTGATATGCTGTTGCCATACCGTGGTCGTCTGCCATTATAATTTTCCTTCTTCTCTCATTTGTTCACGTATTTTAGTAGCACTGATATCGTGTATAGCATCGTCAAAAACTTCTTGCTCAATTTTATATCCAACATCTCTACCATACGTTATGTTTAGGAGGTTAGGTACAACCTCTATTTTAACTTTACCAGCAAAATTACATAAACTCTGTTGTAAGTTTTCTATAACTTCATATGCTGGAAAAGGATTCTTTTCATCTGTTGGCATATCTCTAACCATCAAAAACACTTGTCCGTGTTTGGCTAATGCTCTATCAAACAATGCTTGATGCCCAGGATGCCAAGGTTGGAATCTACCAAGCATCTGTGTAGTAGGTGCTTTGTTATCCCAAATAAATCTTTGTCCAATTTCATACGCAATTATTTTAGCATCTACATCACCACGTTGTTCGTGTACATTGTAATCTGTTGCGACTGGTCTTTCAAACACTTTGTTAGTATCTTCAAATCTGCCTTCTTCTATTGTGTCTACAAATATTTCATAGTCAGCAAAGAATTTATTTCTAGCACTTTCAAAAGGTGCTACAAAATCTGCTATAGCAATTTTGCCATCTAATTCAGCATTTACACATAAATCAATCATTCGCTGATTTTGTCTTAATCTACCTTCTTCAGAGAAGTCCCAGTCGTTTGCTTCTTCTCTGACTTTATCTGCGTTGAACCAGGCAACTTTGTCGCCCAAATATTCAACTAGTCGTTCTGCTAAGTATGTTTTACCACTCCCTGGTAATCCAAAAATTAATACTCTCATTTACTCTCCGTTTTGTTCGCGTTCCCATTTAGCATTATCGTCAAAATCGTTTAAATAATCTTCGTCGAGTTCGTCGTACTTGTCGAACGGGTCATGCCACTTTTTATTTAACCAACCTACTTCTGCATGATAACTTTTACCGGTAGTATCATTGTAGTCATATTCTGCGTCTAGTTCGACCTTGTCATAGTACACTCTATCAACAAATTCTCCTAGGTTTGTTTCCACAACACCAAAGCCTAATTTGTACGGATCAAAGTCATCATCTTGTTCAATAAACCAGACACCAAAAGTACCTTTTTCTGAACTCATAAATGCTAATACTGGTACTAATTCTTCTGTGACTTCATCTGGTTCTTCAGTGCCAAAGTATCCTCCCTCTCTACCATACATATGAATTGCTTCGCCGGACCAAATTTCTTTATCATAATCATAGTCGTCTGATCCGTCTGCTGGCACCTCATATACAGTAAATCCGCCATCAGCATAAGGACCATTAATATGTTCAATGTCGTCGCATTCCCACATGTAGTAATCATCTCGTGGAATTACTACTGCTTCTGGATCTTCGTGCTCTTCTATATCAGCAGGCTCAGGTTGCTCCCATTCCTCTGCTTCTAAAACTCTATCAATTAATTCGCCTTCATCCAAATCTATTGCTTGTTGTACAAACGCATTCTTAACTTCGCCAATTACACATTCGCCACCGTAATTGCCACCTTCTATTCTAAATTTTCTCTTTGCCATAATATCTCCTAAAATACGTCACTTAAATCAACAGGGTCTGGTATCTTGTTTGCTTCTTTTACAAACAGTACACTTTTAGGAACATTCTTATTTTCAATTGGTGTTACTAATAAATGCCCGTGCTTTAACTTTGGAAAAAACCATTTAACTTCCTGATAAATGTTTGTTATAAAAACTTCTTCTATTTTTGGTATCTTGTTGTCCATTGGATTAAATACTGGAGTTTTAAATCCTCTATTATTAAGACTTGTAAGTGGCACAATCTCAATTTCAGAGTGACAGTCGTCGTCACATATTGCTATACTCCAATCCATTGGCATTTGTATTTCGTTGCCGCCTATATTTAATACCATTGCTGGTGAATAAAAACTTTCTAAGAACACCAATGGGTGCCAAAAATAGTCATAGTAATCTGGGTCTGTTACATCCAGAACACAATATCGTAAATCGTCAATTTGATCTGGAACACTATCCAGATTGTATACATTATTTTCTACAGTCAATATATTCATACATACTCCACTTTTGTAATTTTATAAGGGTATTGAGCCTCCTTATAAAACTTTTTTCTCTCCGTTAAATGTTTTTTACTATATTTTAGTGTGCTAGTAATATCATACACATTTACAAAGTCTTTGTCTTTTGCTTTTCTAATTCCTCTTCCGATACTTTGTATTACTCTAACAAAACTTTTGCCTGGTTCAACTAATAATAAATTAAATATTCTTGGTATATTAATACCAACTGCCGCTACACCATATGTAGCAACAATAACCTTGCCTTCAGAATCAGCAACTTCATCATAGTTATCTTTTCTTTCAGATGCTTTCATTTGACCTGATATAAACACCCAATCAGGATTTTTTTCAATTAATAACTCGCCTGTTTTAATTCTATCGACTAAAATAAGTGTATTACCTGAATCTTTAATACCATTTACCATGTCACTCATAAATTGTATTCTTTCAGGATTTGTTGTTATCCATTTTAGTTCTTGGGCATAGTTACTAAAGCCTACATGCGTATCTTTAAGTTGTAAAATATTAACTTCAAGATTAGCAAGTACACCACGTTCTTGTAACTCTTTAGCACTTAGTTGCCCTATCACAGGACCTATGGTGCTAGTACATGCTACTGCTTCGTGTTGATCTTTTGGTATAGTTCCTGTTAGTCCCCAACGTACAGGAACATTAGCAAATACACTACTCAGTAATTGTTTTAGTACATCTGCTTTTGCTTTGTGTACTTCGTCAACCATTATACAAACAACACCTTCGATAAATGTTTGTATGTCAAAATCTACTGCTTCTTTGGCCTTGGATTTTTTGTGTAGTATTTCCAAACTTTGCCAAGTACAAATTGTGTGCGTTTTATTGTATTCTTTCTGTCTCCGT